CCCCCACCCCGAGGTCGCGGCGGCGCCCCGCGCCCCGGCCCCGCACGCCGGCGCGCCAGTCCGGCCCCCGCGACGGCGGGGGCCGGACCCGTCTTCAAGGCGCACGACACCCGCGCACACCGAGGAGCCGATGTGATCACCGCCGACAGCTTCCCGACCCCCGCTCTCGCACTGCGGAGCGCAGATCCCGCCGAGCTGCGGCGCGTCCGGGCGTTCGCGCACGAGCAGGCCGTGTTCGCCGAGCAGCTGCGCGTTCGCCTGGCCGCCCAGTGGCGCGAGCGCGGCCACCACGAGCGGATTGTCCTGCTGCGCCAGGCGCACGACGACGTGGTGGAGTGGCGATACGCGCTCGCGCTGCAGGCACCCGGCCGCATCGGGGCCGGCATCCCGCTCGACCCGGAGCGGTTCCGCACCACGCTGCGCGACGGCGGGGTGAACTACGACCGGCTCGGCTACCTCAGCCGGCTCCACGCCGGAGCCACCTGGGACCCGGCCAGCCGGACGTTCCAGGGCGGCACGCCGACACCGGCCAGCGAGGTGATGATGGAGTACGGACGGCGCGCGCTCGAGCGGTTCAAGTCCGAGTGGCCGGACGGCGACGTGCTGGCCAACATCGTGGCGCTCCCGGGTACGCACCGCCTCCTCGTCGGCAACAGCCTGGTCCGCGGTGCCGCGGCCGAGAAGATCGCGGCGGACCTGGTCGCCCGGGTCGCGGCGAGCGGTCGCGACACCAGCCAGATGGAGGTCGGTGACCATCCGATCTACGTCGTCTCCGCTGCTCCTGATGACGGCGACACGATGCACGGGGTGGCCTTGAATCTGCTGGCGGGCACCGACGATCTTGACCGGTTGGACCTGGTGCGGGCCTGGCAGAACGCGCGTTACCTGATGTACCAGGCGCCGAGGACGAAGAAGGGCTCGGACGCGGTGACCAGGACGTTCCTGGTCGCGGTCGGCGCGGTCCTGTTCGGCGTCGCGCCGGTGCTCGAACCGGACGTCGACCTCCGGTGCCTCGTGCTCGGACAGACCGCGGCCACCGAGATGGCCGCCGACATGCCGCTCTACGCCGCGGCGCGATGACACCAGCGCAGGAACGTGATCCCAAGGGCGAGAAGAGCAAGCTGACCGACGCCGAGATGATCGAGTGCCACGGTCGCGGCATGTCGGTCGCCGAGATCGCCGCGGCGGCCGACCTGAGCCTCACCTGGGTGTACCGGCGGCTCAAACGCGCTGGCGCGGATGTTCGCCGTCCTGAGCCGAAGCCGTGCCCTGTGCCGATCGAGCAGCTTGCCGAGGAGTACGCCGCAGGTGCCAGCATCCTCACGCTCGCCGAGCGCCACGGGCTCTACTTCAAGCGCGTGCGGCAACTGCTGCTCGGCCACGGCGTGACGCTGCGCCCGTCGACGAAAGCAGGCAGGGATGCACGCACGTGACCGCCAGCTGCTCGCCGGGCTCGCCGAGGTGAACCGCGAGATTGCAGCCGCGGAGCCACGATGACCACCGAGTACACCCCCATTCCCGACGAGGTGGTGCGGGAGCTGGCGGGTCACTACGTGGCCGGGGAGACGATCGAGGGGCTGGTGGCGCAGTACCCGTACAGCTACCGCAAGATCCGGATGGCGTTACTGGGCGCCGGGATCACCCTGCGACCGCCGAGGATTCCGCTGCCGCCGGTCCCGCCCGGGATGGTGGCCGCGTACGAAGGGGGCGCGTCGATCCGTCAGCTCGCTGCCCGCTACGGGCACAGCTACAACCAGACCCGGAACATGCTGCTGCAGGCCGGGGTGACGCTGCGCGGGCGCGGACGGGTCAAGGAGTCGCCGGAGCGCCGGCAGGCTTGAAGTCGGGGGTGTCGTAGAGCGGCCCGAAGCCGTCCGTGCCGTCTGGCCGCGGGTGCGGCATGCCGGAGCCCCAGAACGGGACGTCTTCGTCGTCGTTGATGTCCCAGTGGCCTGGTCGAGCCCTTCGGGGTTGACGTGCTTGAACCACCGGTCGCAGGCGGTGCGTGTCGGCCAGACGCGTTTCTCTCGGGTGATGCGATGGCGGGCGACGCAGGGCAAGGCGGGTTCTCCTGGGCGGCGGTGGTGCATGCCGCCCGGCCACGCTCCGGTGCGAGTGTTCGATTCTCGTGGGCTCGTGGCCGGTGCGGCATGCTGCGTGTGTCGGGCGGGACCTTCCCCGTCTCGCCCGACCCGACACACGCTAGAACACCCGTTCGATTGGCGCAACTGCCGATCAGCCAACCCGCTTCCGGGTCATCAGTGACGGCAGCAGCGACGCGGTCGCCGAGTCGCCGGCGCCCTTCGCGGCGAGACCCTTGAGGGTCGCGGCCGCAGCGCCGAAGAACGCGGCGGTGAGCCAGCCGCGCCAGTCGGACGGGATGGCGCCGGTCCAGCTGGCCGCGAGGACCGCGGCGAACGTCTCGACGAAGGTCGAACCGACGCGCTCGGCGAGGTCCCGCAGGTAGGCGGTGATGGCGGAGAAGGTGGGCATGGTCGTGTCCTTTCTGGACGGTTACGCGGTGGGCTTGAGGAGTGCGGCGGCGTGGTCGGTGACGGCCTTGGCGATCTGCTGGGCGTCCTCGTCGCTGATCCGGTCCAGCTGCGAGACGTCCACGTTGGCCACCGCGGCCGCCACAGCCGAGGTGAGGGCCGGCAGCAGCTGGGCCGCGATGTCGGCGGCGGTGGCGCCCCCGCTCTGGGCGAGCAGCTGGCCGACCATCGCGCGGATGGCCGCGGTGTCGCCGTTCGTGAACGTCAGGAACGCGGACGCGGGCAGGAAACGCGGCGGCGTCCCATCCACCTCGACCGCGCGTGACATCCACGCGTCCACGGTCGCCTTGGCGCTGGCCGCGGCGATGGCGTTGATTTCTTCCTGTGTGGCCACGAGTTCCTCCTGTGAGTTGCCCGGGTCGACGCCCGGCCAGTAGTCCGCCGCGATGTTGATGTCGACGCCGAGGTAGTCCCCGGTGTGCTGCTTGGCGATGGCGGTGATGCCGTCAAGCACGGGGAGCGTCTTCGTGCCGCCGTCCCACTGGGCGATCCAGTAGAGCGGCTGCGGCACGCCCTGGTCCTTGAACGCCTTGATGACCTGCGGCCAGGTGCTCTTGTTGACGTAGATCGTCGGGTACGCGAACCCGGATCGGCGCCGCATCGCGGCCCAGCCGGGTGCCTGGGCGGGGGTGGCGTCGCCGGGCTCGACGTCGAGGACGTGGCCGGCGTTGGTGCTGGCCTTCTTGACGATCTCGACCCGGCGCGTGGACTCCGGGAACAGCCGCCAGTCGGCCGCCGACCAGGGTTCGAGCTTGATCTTGTCGATGTAGCCGGCCACCAGAGCCGGTTCCCGGTCGTGGTTCAGGATGTTCCGCGCCGTGACCGCGTCGTACATGGTCCGCATGCTCAGCCTCCATTCGCGGTCATGAGGTTGGGGTCCATCAGCTACCTCCAAGGGGTGGCGGGTCGCTGCTCGGCGGCGCCGAGTTGCTGTTCGGGTCGACGCACGCCTTCCCGGCGTACGTGGTGTGGTCGGGCGCGGTGATGACGGCGTCGCGCAACTCGTAGCCGGGCGGGCACGTCGGACCCGGCTGCCCCTCGGCCCCCCGGCACTGAGCGGCCTCGGCCATGCACGCCGGCGGGTCGCCCTTGTCGCCCTTCTCCCCCTGCGTGCCGCGGCACGGCTCGTTCGCCTGCCCGCAGTACGCCGCGATCTGGGCTCCCCAGTCCGGGACCGGCGCGTCTCGACCGTCGTGGCCGTCCTTCGGCGCCGGGACGCGGGCGAGCACGGCGTCGACGATGAGGTCGAAGTTCGGGGTCCGTCCGTCCGGACCGCGGCACGGGTTGCTCGGCGCCGCGCAGTACTCCGCGACCGCGGTCCGCGCGGCCTGCCGCAGCGCCGCCGGGTCCACGGGCGCCTCCGCCTGAGCGACAGGCGGCTGGTCCCGCAGCTCCGCGGCCTTCGCGCACGTCCCGTCCGGCCCGAGCTCGGCCGCCGCCGCGCCGCCCTTCGCGCACACCTCCGACACCCGCTGGGCGAGGCTGGTGGTTTGCTGCTGCAGCTGCGCCGCGTCCTTCCGGACGATGAACGGACCGACGGTCGCCCACACCGCGGCCGCGACCGCGATGGCGGCGAGTACTGCGGTGACGAGCGTGGTCCGGCTACGCATCTAGATCACCGACCTTCCGCCGTTTGCACCGAGCGAGTTCCTCTTCGGCCTTCCGGCGTTTCGCGGTCTCCTCGTCGAGCCGGGCGCGTTCGTCGTAGAGCTGCTTGGCCAGGCCATCACCGCGCTTCTCGGCGCGGAGCCAGAGCCGTAGGAGGACGGTGATGACGAGGATGAAGACAGCCGACGGGCCTGCCGATGGAAGGAGGTTGGCAAGGTCACCCACCGTCACCCCTTTCGTGCTTTGTGGACGGTCCGCGTCCGGACGACATCAGGACCGGATTACGTGGAGATGGGGTCGTACTGGAATGCGAACTCCTCGGCCGTGAGGATGGTGGGCGCGCCGTAGTTCACCAGCGCCGTCCCCGGGGGAAGTACGTGCTCGACACCGAAAGCGTCGGTGTAGTGGAGTTGGTTGCCGCTGACAGAAACCGCGTAGGACGTCCCCTCGAACAGGATCGGTGCGCAGAATTCCAGCACCTCGGCCACGTTGCTGCCGTCCCACACGGCGTAGGCGACTTTCGGGGAACAGAACTTCATCTCTCACTCGCCTTTCCTTCTACGCGTTGACACAGGTGACCGTGAAGGCCCAGCCGTGGTTGCTCGTGTCTGCCGCGATACCGCCCGTGCTGGTGTTCATGCGGCCGGTCAGCACCACCACATACGGGCCGGTCGTCGGCGCGGTGACCAGACCGCGGACGACGAGGGGGTTGTTGTCGGCGGCGCTGCCTCGCGAGATGTTCGGCGCGATCTTGCCGTCGGGCACCTGTGTGCCGGACGTGTCGACGGTCGACCCGGCCTTGTACTTCAGCTTGAGGAACATGTTCGCCCCGGCGGATGCCGCGTTGCCGACGCCAGTGAACTCGATGAGGTACTTCCGGCCGGCCACGAAGGGGACGGCCGACAGGGCCGCGCCGACGGACTCGGTGGTGGTCCAGCTGAGTGCGTCGCCGGCGCCCGCCGACACCTGTGAGGCGATCATGACGCCGGTGGCGGCGATCGCGTTGAGGTCGGAGGCCCGGAGCTTCATTCCGGCGGTAAACGGGTCAGCCATCGTGATCTCCTATTGGCCCAGGACCGGAAGATGCCACACGGACACGGACAGCCCCGCGGCGCGGGAAACGGGAAGCGCGTCGACGGTGAACGTCTGCGGGCTGGCCGCGCCGGAACAAGCTGTCGCGCGTACCTGGATGCCGCCGACGTCGAGGTAGAGCGGGTAGTTGTCGGCGACGGTGGTCCACAAGGGACCGGATGGTGTGGCCACCGAGAGGGAGGTGGCTCCGGCTGCGGCGGTGGTGTTGATGGTGCTTCCGTCGGTGTCTGCGCGGCCGAGCCACGGGTTTGTGTCGCCGGTGGTGTCGGCGACTTCGGCCACGGTGTATGGCAGGGCTGGTGCGCACACGAATTCGATGGTGTGGTGCCGGCCGCCGAACCGGCGTTTGTAGCCGTAGACGATCTGCGAGACCGTGCCTTCGATGAACCCGGACTTCGGGTTGGTGATCTCGATGCGGTCGCCGACCCACACGCCGAGCAGATCGAGGTAGAGCTGCGTGCTGGACGTGGCCAGCTTGGATAGGTCGGCGTTGATGCTGGGATATCGGGATTCGTCGACGGTGCCGACGTGCACGACCCATGACGCCATGTCCGGGAGGTCGCTGTCGAGTTCGAGGCTGTAGGAGTCGCTGTCGTCGTATCGGCCGACGCCCTCGCCGGAGGTTGGGGAGGTGAGCGCGAGCGGCCCGGTCTCTTGCGTGGCACGGTAGGAGGATCCGTCGATCTTCATGGCGGTGAAGTCGTTGATGATCAGCTGGTCGTCGTCAACGGCCTTGAACGGCGGCTGCACCTGGCCGGCCGAGTAGTCGAGGGTGACGAACGCCGTGCGGTTGTAGAGCGCGCGCATGGTGAACAGGACGAGGCCGATGATGTCCCGGGATTCGAGCAGGAATCCCATGTCGGACTTGACGGCTTCGTCGAGCAGTGCAAGGAAAGTAGTCTGCTTCTGCTTCCCGAGTGTCACCTGGTCGTCGATTGTGGAGCGCGTGCGCTCGAAGTTGATGTCGTCGTTTTCCGCGCAGAGCCGGATCATGCGCGTCCGGATGCCCTCGCCGTTGTAGGCGTTGAGCGCGAGGGCGTTCACGAAGATGCTGATGATGTCGTTGCGCAGTGCGATGTGCCCGACGGCGGTGCCGACGAGCTGGAGATAGGGGTCCACGATGAACTGCGACGGCGCCGCGAACGTTTGGCTGGCGACGGTTCCACCGACCGTGGTGCCGCCAGTATTTCCCGGACGCAGGAACGCGGCTACGTAGTCGATGTTTGCACCGTTCTGCGTCAGCTCAACAGACACTTGAAACGGTGTTCCAGTGATGGGGCCGGATGACGATGTAAGCGGAGCCGACGTGTGGATCGCAACGCCAAGGCGGTTGTAGAAGACGAAGTAGATGTTCCCGGTCCCGCTCGTGCGATAGGCGATGTCGACGAACCAGATCGTGCCGCCCTCGAAGTGCATCCGGATGATGGTGGCGGTGTCAGTGTCACCACTGTCCGGAATGGACATCAGGAAGATTAGCTGAGCCTCACCCGTCGCCGCCGCCGACACGTGCGGCGAATACCACCGCGACCCATTCGGCTTCCCGATCGGTGCCGACCCAGGAGCAAAGTCCGGACAGGACGCCAGCTGCGAGTCGCCGCTGCTCGTGTCGATCGTCATCGGGTCCGTGTCCGGCAGGCCCGACGCAATGTTCGTCGCTTCCGAGCCATCCTCGACCGGGTAGTACAGCAGATGCGGCGGCGAGGTGTTGATGTTCGCGCGCGAGTACGTCGACGGCAACGTCGTCTGCCCCTGGGTGAGCCGACGCCGCAACCCCGCCGCTTCCACCTGACCGAACACGTCGTTGCCCGAGGTGTCCCACTCGGTTGGCCACGACGTCGCTTCGCCGTGAAACTCGTTGATCCGCACGTCCAGGTCGTCGACGGCCAGCGCGAACGTCACGTTGGTGTTCCCGACGCCGGTCGCGCCGTACACGCCGATCCAGCCCTTGCCGCGGTCCGCGTACGCCGTCCCCTCGGTCGCGTTCTCCACGTAGGAACCCTCGACCAGCCAGTCGAACGGCTCCTCCGAGGCGGCCGGCCACACCTTCGCGCGCAACGTTTGCCCCGACAGCTGCGCCTTGATCCGGATTTTCTGCCCGGTGAATGCGAAGCTCGACACCGCGACGCCGGTGACGACAGAGTCGATCGAACTCGGGCCGACGTGCACGACGTCGAGGGTCATCGCCTCGGTGGTCGTGATGTTCAGCCGGGCGATGAAGTAGTCGGTCGTCGAGATCCCATTCAGGACCAGACCGCAGGCGATGTTGCCGCCGACGACGTTGCTGAACGGGACGGTGAACGACGCGGCCACGTCGACGTCCCGGAACAGCTGGCCCGCCTGATACGCCAGCAGACTCTGGGCGGCGGCGGTGAACGAGAGCGTGCCCGCAGTCCCTGTCGTCGCGTAGAGGGAGGCGGTGCCGGTCGTAGTCCATGGCTGTCCGGTAGTTCCGGTGCCCCAGCCGTTCGACGTGGTCCGTGTGAACGTGTCCCGCGCGACGCGCACGGCGACCCGCAAGGGTGTGTTCTGTCCCAGCGATCGGTAGTAGGCGCCGAGTGGGTTGCGGGGGCTGTAGTTGCCGCTGCGGTTGTTGATCGTGAATGAGCACGACGCAGGCGGCGGAGTCGATGACCGGGTCACCGACGAATACCCGTAGGTCACCGTGATCTGGTCGGACAGCCGGATGTCGCTGGTGATGTCGGTCCACGCGTCGTTGACGAAGATCTCCGCCACAACGTCCTCAGGCACAGCTGGGAAAGTCACGGCGGATCACCTCTGCCCGAACGCGCTTTGGACGTTGCCGCCACCGTTGACCTTGACGTAGCGGCGGATCATCTCCGCGAACATCCGCTCGAAGTCGCCACTGCCACCGGACCGCACGACGAGCTCGATCTGTTCCGGGCCCGGCCGGCCGTGGGCTGCACCGGCGCCGCCACCGCTCGACGCAGCGGCAGGGTCAGTCCAGCCGCCGTACGTGCGCAGCTGTTCCTGGTCCATCGCGGACAAGGACCCGATGCCGGTCGCGGCAGCGCGTGCTCGCAGCTTCGCGAACCCCGAGTCGGTGTACATCGCGTGCGGGCCTGTGGGGGCCCCTTCGTAGAAGGAGCGCGGCACGTAGGTGCCGTCTTCGGCCTGGACCATCCCGCCGCCGGCGAAGCCGTTGACGCCGTTGTTGATGTCCTCCAGCAGCGGCCGCCATTTCCGGGTCTGGCTGGCCCGGATTACCATCTCGCCGTCCGAACCAGCGAACGGGCCGGCCGACGACAGCGCGAGGATGCTGTCCGACGTCCCGGTGCCCGGGCCGCTCATGACACCGCCGCGGGTGACGTCGAGCATCCGCTGGCCACCGGCGGCGAACCGCGGCACCGACATGACCTGCCCGCCGGAGGCGTAGCCGACCATGCCGCCCTTCGCGAGCGCGCGGCTCGGCCCGGTCAACGTCGCTGCGTTCGGCCCGGAGAACGCCGTCTGCACGTAGATCGTCGCCGTGCGCTTGCGGGCCGCCCAGTCGATGTCGCCGTTGGCCTTGTCGGTATTGGCGTTGACGATGATGTAGGCCACCGTGCCGTCGGCGTTGCGCTTTGCTTCGAGGGTGCGGTCCTTCGCGGCCTGGTTGAACGCGTCGATCGTCATGTAGGTGTGCTGACCGTTGGCGTACTGCACAGCGACCATGACCTGCCCCGTGGCGGGGTCCTTATTGCCGTCCACGGTGATCACGCCAGTCGACCCGTCGGCGTACTGCACCACCGTCTGGATCTTGCCGGTGGCCGGGCTTACGTCCGCCGAGATCGGCACCGCGCCCTTCGTGTTCGCCGCCAGCAGCGGCAGCGCGTTGATCGCGTCCTCCGCCTGCTTCGTGTCCGCCGTGATCCGCGACGTGATCTCCGACGGGAGCAGCCCGTACTTGTCGGCCAGGGCCTGCGCCTCGTTCTTCGTCAGCCCCATCTTCTGCGCGATGTCGACGAACCGGTCCCGCTGCGTTGCGAGGCTCTCGTTGACCTTCTGCATGGCCTGGTCGAACGGCATTCCCTTCCGGACCATCTCGTCGATGGAGCCGCCCGCCTGTGCGAAGCTTGTCTGCAGCCCGGTCGCCAGATCCTGCAGCTGCGAACCGTTCGCACTGAACGTGTTCAGGGACCCGTCCGCGTTCAGCAGCGACTTCCCGAAGCCGTCCGCCTGCTTGATCCCCTTCTTCAGCCCCTCTTCCATGGTGCGGAGCGCGTCGTTCCCGGACTGGATCGCCTCCTCGAAGGTGGCGTTCCGGCCCTCCAGGATGTTCAGCACGTCGACCAGGGCCGACAGGCGCTCCTCCGAGCCGGACGCGGCGTCCTTGAGGCCCTCCATCGCCGACTCCAGCGCGTTCATCGGCTTCGTGCCGGCCGATGTGGCGATGCCGAGCGCGGCGAGCTGCTGCTGCGCCTTCGCGAAGTCACCGCCGCTCGCCTCGATGATGTCGGCCAGCTGCTTCGCGGCGAAGCCCGTGTCGTCCAGGGCGGTGACGGTGCCACCAGCGCCGACATCGAGCTTCTTCAGGTTGGTGAACAGCAGGTCGGCGCCGTCAGCCAGGTTCGTGTGTTCCTTGGCGGTCTGGCGGAGCTGCGCGACGAGCTGCTTGCTGGCGTCCGTGTTCCCCAGGTAGCCCTCGGTCAGCTTCTTCACGCCGTCATCGCCGGCGAGCTTCTGGGTGTCGGCGATCAGGTTCCTGGTTCCGTCCGACACCTGGTAGTCGGCGAGCTTCTTCGCCGCGGTGGCGCGGACGCTGTCGGTGATCGCGCCCTTCGAGTCCCGCAGGGCCGACGCGAGGTCGCGTTCCCGGGCGGCGTGCGCGGCGGCGTCGGTCGCAGCTTCCTGCTGCTGCTGGCCGAGGATCATCAGGCCCGTCGCCAGCCCGGCGACCGCCAGTGTCGTCGGGGAGATCGCCGCGGCGGCGAGGCTGCCGACCGCAGTTCCTGCCTTGGCGGCGCCCCGCTCGATGCCGGACAGGTCGTTGCCGGCCGCGCGGACCTTCGCGCCGATGCCCTCGAAGTTCCGGCCGATGTCGAGCCCGAACTTGGACGCGATCATCGACGTCGCCATCAGCGTTCCGCCGAACTGGGTGATGCCCTGCGGCAGCGCGGAGAGCAGCGCTGCGAACCCGTGCAGCACGGTCAACGTGCCGCCGGCGGCGGAGCCGAACCCGGTCAGGAAGCTGATCGCGGCGCCGCCCTTCGCCGTCAGGTCGAGCAGCGCACCGGTCGCCTGGTCGGCGACGACGTGCAGCTGCATCAGCGGCCCGCTCGAGCCGTTCGCCAGGTTCGCGAACAGCGTGCCCGCGCGCGCCTCGACCATCCGCAGCGTCCCCGCGAAGATCGTCATGCCCTGGCCGGCGCCCGCGCTGCCCTGCGCCGCGTTCGCGAAGAACTCTCCCAGCCCCCGGCCTGCCTCGCCCGACAGGACGCGAACGCCGAGCAGCGCCGGGTGCGCCGCCTTGGCTGAGGTGACGAGGCCCGGCATCGCACCTTCGGCGAGGTCCGTCACCGCGCCGGTGAGGGTTTCCACCTCGGGCGCCGTCGCCCGGAACAGGGCCTGGGCCGACGGCCGCAGCCGATCCCACGACGTCTGGAGGTCCGACGCGGCACCGACCAGCGGGCCGGCCATGACCTGCGCCATCCGCTGGGAGTCGGAGACGACGTTGCTCGACAAGCTGCCGAACGATCCTTGCACCTGCGCGTTGCTCTGCAGGAGCAGCGCGCTGACCCCGATAATCGCCGCCGGAATGATGGCCAGCGCCGCGGTGGTCCCGGCCGCCCCGGCCGCGGCCGCGGCCGGCATGCCCAGCGAGAGGCCGGTGAACATCTTCGCGTCGAACGCCTTGTTCGCGCGGCCGGCGACGCGGGACATCTCGCCGTCGACCGCTGCACCGCCGCGGCGCGCGCCGTCGCGCATGCCGTTCTCGATGCCGTTTCCGGCTGTGTCGCCGATGTCCTGCCCGATTGCGGCGATCTTCTTCTGGGAGCGGTTGAGCTCCTTCTCGATGGTGCTGGTGGCCTTTTGGGTGCCCTTTCCGACGCGTGCGGTGAATGTGCCGGAGAACTCGTCCCCTGCGGCGCCGCCAGCGCTCCGTGCCTTCGCCTTCTGGGCGGCGGCGAACTTGTCGCCGTCGCGGTCGTTCCACTTGACGTGGATGGTTACGTCGTTCGGCACCTAGCTCGCCTCCTCCCGGTACGCGTACTTCTCGGTCTCCAGCACGGCGAGCAGTCGCTCGTCGGCGTCAAGGACGGCGGTTGGTAGGACGTGGAACCGCTCGGCTGTCTTGATCACCCAGTCGTTGAACTTCAGCTCGCGAGGGGGGTCATGGTCATCGACGCCTCCAGCTCCGGGTCCGCCGCGGGCTGCGGCGGCTCGGACTCGCTGGCGCCAGGCGTCGATGGCTGCTCTAAAGGGGCGGCCGGGCGCCCCGCCATCACCCAGCCGTTGAGCATCGCCTGGACGACGCTGTCCTCCGTGGCGAGCATCGTGTCGACGGTGAGGGGCAGTGGGTTGCTCTCGTCGTCGACGAGGTTCCACTCGACCAGCACGCGCTGAAAGATCTCCAGCTGCTCCTGCCACGTGGTCGCGTGGTCGTAGTCGTACCGGATCTGCACCGACCCGCGGCGAACACGGACCACCAGGCCTTCAAGGGCAGGGTCCTCGAACTCCAGCCGGTAGATCGTGGGGTTGGCGTTGAATCCCATGTGGACTGTCTCCTTACGACCAGGTGGGCACGGTGCCGTCGGCGAGCGCGAACGGGCTGTCGTAGGTGAGTTCGCCGGACGCGGAGCGCTTGAGGGCGTAGTCGGTGATGACGCACTCGTTGGCGAGGGTGACGCCGCCGACGGTCATCGTGATCGTGCGGTTGACGCTGGTCGACGACACGGTGGACAGCACGGCGTGCGCGCGGTTCGCCGACGGGTTGACGACGCCGGTGAGGGTGCCCGAGGCGTCGGCGAGCAGCAGCAGCCGCTCCATCGCCGACTTGTCCACACCGGTCACGTCCTGGGTGGCGCGCGGGGTCGCGATGTCGAAGTTGGTGACGTCGTTGCGGATGTCGCGCGGGGTGCCGGTCGCGTCGTCGACCGACAGCGTGGTCATCCCGAGGCCGGAGATCTTGGCCATGATGCTGCTCCTCTATCCGTTGATGATGCGGTTGACGCGTTCCTGGTTGGTGCAGAAGTCGTCCAGCCAGCTCTCCGGTCCGGAGTGGACGAACGACTGCGCGCCCTGCTCGCCGCGGACCAGGTACAGCTCCGGCCGGCCGAGCGGGACCCGGTGTTGCCGGAAGCACTTCTGCCCGGCTTCGAACCGGAACACCACCGTGGTCGGGCTTTCCCGTGTCTCGGTGTGGCGGCGGCTCTTGTCGCCACGGATGAACGCGGCCTGCGTCTGGCCGAGCTGCGTGGTTTCGTCACACGTGGTCTGCCAGCCCTTGAGGTACCACTCGCAGTTGTCCTCTTCGCACGTCCCGACGCGCCAGTGCGTGTCGAGTGGCGCGGCGATCTCGAAGTGCGCGACACCGGTGATTCCCATTGCGGCTCCTAGAAAGTGACGGCGACGTCGTTGCGGTTGACGACGACGGCGAAGGCGGCGTTGGTGAAGACGCCGGTCGTGACGACGCGGAGGTACTTCTCGACGGTGAGGTTGGCGGCGGTCGCGATCCGCTCGAAAGTCGCCCCGGTCGCCGCGGTGAACGCGCCACCCACGACATCTGCCCAGGGGTCGCCGACGCCGTTGTCCGCGCTCTCCTGCAGCTTCACGGTCACGGACGTCCCGGTGAACGCGAAGACGTGCAGGTAGGCCTGCAGCCCGAAGTTCGCCGGCCCGGTGAATCCCGGGCCTGACCCGGCGCCCATGTCGACGCCGGTGCCGTTCGTCGCTGCTGCGTCGGTGCGCACCCCGGCGGTGAGCAGCGTCCCCCACTCCAGGCCGTAGCCGTTGGCCTGCGAGGAAACGTCGAAGGTGACCTCGCCGGACGTCGCACGCTTGAGGTCGTAGTTGAGCTGCTTGGAGACCAGGCACGCCGCCGGACTGCCGAGGACCGGCGCGATCGGGACCGCGGTGACGAGCTGGTCCGCGGTCGGCAGCGGCGACATGCGCTGGTGGATCGAGTTGCCGGCGACCTCGATCGGGTTGAAGAACGTGGTCATCTCGATGGAGCCGTCGCGCTGGCCGTAGATCCGCTCGAAGGCCTTCTTGTTGATGCCGGTGGTGTCGATGGTCTGCCGGGGGCTGTTCACGTTGAACTGCTGGATGTCGCCGGACACGTCGTACCCGGAAACCCAGAGCGCGCCGCCGAGGCCCGATGACTTGCTCATGGTGTCTGCTCCCACACGTCGTTGATGATGATCGGGACGACCACGTCCATCGCCCTGTATTGCTGGCCGCCCTTGGTGATGTAGCCCGAGCGGGCCGACAGGGGAACGCCGTGCGCACCAAGCAGATCGACGAAGCGGGCGTCGCCGTCGAGTTCGAAGTCCTTGTGGACGGAGCCCATGAACGCGCCGGCGGCCTGAACGATCCGGGGGTCGATGCCGTCCTGCGGGTCGCCGCTCATGTCGGTGGTGACTCGTACCCGGATGGCCAGGCGAGCCGAGGTCGCCGCGACTCCGGAGACCGTCGGGTCGATGGTGTCGGTGAACACCTCGGCGAACACGCCCTTCCCGGGGGTGTTCATGACCTCGTGGCCGTTCACGGTGTCGAAGAGGCCGCTGCGCTGCGCGTGTGACATCAACAGGTTCTGGTAGATCGCGTAGTCGATCCCCGGCGCGGTCATGAGTTCAGCCTTCCCACGCAGCGGTCGATGATCGACGTCAGCAGTCCGGGCACCTGGCCCTCGAGCTGTTGGGCGGCGCGCCGGAACGACGCGTAGCCCTTGAAGCGGGTGGTGGCGTTGCGGGAACCGGTGCCTTCCAGCCACGGGCCGTAGATGATCCCGCGGTCGTGCACGATCGCCTCGTCACCGGACCGCTCGGTCGTGATCTGGGTTTCGTAGTACGGCGTCGGGTGCCGGATCGAGGTGTCGAGGTTGAGGTGCACGTCGGCGAGGGCCTGGCCGCCGATCCGGTCAAGGGCCTCGTCTTCCATCTGCCGCCGCGCGGCGGGGTTGCGTTCGTCGAAGAACGGCCCGGAGATCGTCACGTCCGCCACGTCACACCGCCCTCGTCCGGCCCTTGCGGGCCAACGACGACCGGTAGACCCGGGCGCGGATGTCGTCGACCGTGAGCGTCACCGACCGCGAGGACTCCCCCGCACGGGTCTGCGTCGCGTACCCGGCCTGCTCGCAGCCCAACGTCACGAGCGCCTCAGCGACGGCGAGCGACTCGATGAGCGCCGGCGGCGTCCAGCGGCGCACGGGCGCGGCGGTGTCGTGGGCCGCGGCGGTGGTGCCGAGGACGCCGCGCTCGACGAGCAGGGTGCGCGGCGAGTAGATCGCGGCGCCGGTGGTGTGCGCGGCGAGGACGGTGCCGTCCCAGGCGCGCTTCACGACGAGGGTGTTGCCGGCGACGTCGATGACGATCATCCGCTCGGCGTCGATGAGGACGATCTCGCCGACCGCGAAGGCGGTCCCGTCGCCGACCGGGACCGCGGTGTTGTTCGCCATCGCGGTGAGGCCGTCGCCGCCGAGGGTCTGGCCGGTGTCGAGCTGCCGCCGGCCGGTCACGATCATCCGCTCGGTGTCGACGCGCAGCAGCGACCCGATTCCGATCGTCGAGCCGTCGGTGACGTCCACACTGGTCTCGGTCGGGTCCAGCGCCTCGGCGAGCGCCGCGACGGAGGCCTCGACGACCGGCGCGCCCGCGTACAACCCGGTGAGGGCGACGGCTTGCTGCTCGGTGGCCCCGGCCGCGTAGGCGGCCGTGCTGGACAGGTCGGTCTCCACCCGGTCGTACGGCGGCCCGGACGGCGGGTACAGCTTGAGGTCGTCGACGGCGAGTGTGGTGCCGCCGGCGGTGGCGGCGGTCAGCTCGACGAGCTCGTGCTGTTCGAGCCAGAGCCGCCACGAGGTCGGGGACTGCCGGTTCGGCCAGTCGAAGGTGACGGTCTTGAGCTCGGGGTAGAAGCGGCGGTGGCAGAGGCCGTGGATGGAGTCGGTGGCGGCGGCGATCGCGTCGTCGACCTGCGCGTCGCTGCGCGCGGTCTGCGCGCTGTCCAGCGCGCGCTTGACGCGTTCCCGCGTCGTGTAGGCGATCCGTGCCATTCCTGTGCCCTTGCTGTCTTGGCCGTGCCGCCCGGTGGGCGACAGGGAGTGGTGATCTTCAGTTGTGGTGGGCGGTCAGAGGTTCAGCGGCCGCCGGTAGCCGCGTCGGCCGCCGTCCTCCCAGACGGAGCCGTCGAAGCGGCAGAAGCGCTCGCCGTCGGGGCCGGTGCGGAGCGGTTCCCCGCAGTCCAGGCAGGCGATCGGCGGCCGGGAACGCTCGTCGCGGGCCAACTCGGCGGCCTCGTCGAGGATGTCGAGCAGCCCGTACCAGCCGTCTGCCATGGCCCCTCCGTCTCGTGGTGGGTGTGGCCACCGCGATCGCGTCGCTACCGCCCAGCTCGGCGACCGCGGTGGCCCTCGAGGTCGGCAGCCGCTGCCGACCCGGTCCGGTTCGCGGGGCTACTCCGCGGTGTGCTGCTCGGCCTGGCGGGCGTCGTCCTCGAGGAGCCGGTCGACGAGCTCCGACTTGTTGCCGGACGTCGACAGGTCGCCGGGGCGGCTGCGCAGCTCGGCCTTGAGGTCCTCGACGGTCTGGGCCTCGTAGAACGCGCGGGCGTCGCCGTCGCCCTCCTGGTCCTCGACGTCGGTCGTTTCGACCTCGCCGCCGACGCGGTGCTCGTCGGCTTCAGCGTTCACCGGTTCGGGCATGCCCTCGCCGGTGAACGCGTTCGACGCGCCGTGGTGGACGCTGACCTTCGCCATCTCGTTCTCCCTCTGGAGCTGCTCGGCTTCCTTGATCGGGTCGTTGACGCCGCACTGGGGGCACCGCGGCGCGTCGGGCGCGTACGCCGCGGTACAGCCGCGGCACTCCCACGTGGCCATCAGGACAGCGGGGCCTGGAGGTTCTCCGGCGTGCGACCCGCGCGCAGGTCCCGCAGGAGGTACAGCACCGCGCCCAGCTGCGCGTTCGCGCCGACGTCGGCGACGTCCAGCGACACGTAGCTGTAGCCGTCCGAAAGGGACTTCGAGTCGACCTCGATCACGAGGAGCTGCTGGTGCTCGGCCGAAGTGCCGGCGCCACCCGGGTCCGCGATCGTCGCTGCGGCGGCCTGGGTCTTCTTCGTCCAGGTCTCGGTGCCGGCGAGGGCGACGGCGTCCTTGAGGTAGTAGTGGTCGATGATCGGCAGGTTCGCCGACGTGCCACCGGACGCGGCGGTGTGCTGCTTGAGCGTGACCGTCGGGTCGTCGGCCGCGGTGCCCGCGCCCTTGACGACGACGATGGTGACGCCGCCCGCGCCTTTGAGCGACACGCGCTTGCCGGTGACCGCGGCGGTGGAGAGGTCGACCGGGGCCGCGCCGATGGAGATGTCGACGCCCCGGCCGAGCAGTTCCTGGGACATGATGTGCCTTCCTGGTGGGGGTTGATTGCCACTTCGGAGCGAGGGCCCGGCGGGGAGTTACTGCCGCCGGGCCCCGGCAACGATCAGGCGTCGAGCTCGACGAACGGCGACAGCTTGTTCGCGCTGCCGTTGGCCGGGGTGATCGCGCTCTTGAGCCAGGGCTGGCCGTCGACGCGCTGGATGATCCGGAACGTGGTCTTGTCCGAACCGAACTTGTAGTCGGTGCTGGAGTCGGCGGTCATCGCCTGCCGGTCACCGACGAGGTAGTAGGTCAGGTCGGTGAACGCGAGGTCGCCGCGCGCGCCGAGCTGGCCGCCCTTCTCGGTGATCAGCAGCGGGCGGCCGAAGATGCTCAGCGGCATCGACTCGCTGGCGTTGACGACAAACACGCTGTTGCCGCCGGTGCCGACCGTGAGCGCCATCGTCAGCAGCTGCGGGAGCGCGTCCGGCGAGCACGTCCACACGCCCCGGTTGATCGAGGACGGCAGCATCCGGGCGAACATGTTGACGATGTCGATGTAGTCGATCTCGTTGTTCGTCGCGCGGTCGACGGCTACGGCGGCCGGGTTGCCGGAACCGCGGTAGCCGAGCGGCTTGTCGACGCCGTTGCCGGTCTGGAAGGCGTTGTCCTCCTCGAACGCCAGGGCCTGCGGCCATAGGGTCTCGATGAGGGTGGAGAACGAGGTGATCGAGTCGGCGAGCAGCTCGTTCGGCACCGCGGAGAGGCCGGTCAGCTTCTTCGCGTCGAGGGTGACCTTGCCGAACTTCGGGTTGCTGTCGGTGAGCTCGGCGCCTTCCTCGCCCCAGTAGGCGATCATGCCGCCGAACACCGAGCCGGCGTTCGTGGTGGCGTCGATCATCGGGAACGGCACGCGGGCCGACTCCATCGGCACGACCGTGGCGCGCGGCCGGACGACCGAAGACTCCAGCGCGATCTGCAGCAGCTGCGAGCGCAGGGTCTCCGGAACGAGGAACCCACCCTCGGACGGGATCACGGACGACGCGGCGTTGCGCAGCTTCGCCAGCTTGTCCTGGTCGGCCTTGTTGTTGAGGTGCCAGATGTTGCGGATGAAGTCGACGCTGTCGTCGAACACGCCGTCGGCGCCGGCGCCCGGGGCGTTGCGGTTGTAGGCGGTGCCCTGCCGGTGGCTGGTGAGCATGCCACCGCGGCGGACGCCGTTCTGCGGGTCGAGGTTCAGGCGGCGGATCCGCTCGTGCTCCTCGTCGGAGACCTGCGCGTTGCGGAGCAGGTTCGCCAGGCCGCGCTCCACCTCGACCGAGATCTGCTCGTTGAGCTCGGTGCCCTTGGCCTGGGTCTTCTCGGCGTAGCTGTCGATCCAGTTCGCGAGGGCGTCGGGGCCTTCCTTCACGAGTTCGCCGACGCGGGTCTTGTCCGTGAGCATCTCGCGGAGCTCGTCGGAGTCCTTGGGGATCGGCGGGGCGGTGTTGATGACACGGCCGATGTACTTGCTCGGGATGCCGAGGCGGGCGAGGCGGTCGCGCTGCCCCGGGGAGAGCGTCGTGGTGGCGTTCATGCCGGTGGTTCCTTCCTACTTCCAGAGGGCTGCGAACACTTCGTCCAACCCGGACGGTGTTGCTTCGGTGAGGGGCCTGAACAGGTCGGCCCACTCGTCCGTCGGGGCCGCGGGCGCGGACTCGGCGGGGTCGGTGTCCGGCTCGACGGCCGGAGCTTCGGGGGCGTCCTCGGTGGCGGCTGGCGTCACAACCTCGGCGGGGTGCTCCGGAGTGGACTCGGCGGCGACTTCGACGGCGGCCGGCTCGACGGGGACCGCGGGCTCGGCCGGCTGCTCGCCTGCCAGCTCGTCGAGCGCCTTCGGCGCGGGCGCCTTCTCGCGCCCGGCGTAGTGGTAGGCGAACACGGTGAGGTCGTAGGACTTCGCCATCAGCTCGTCGAGCTCGGCCGCGGCGTCGCCGGGGACGACCGCGGTCTCTTCCTCGGTCTCCTCGTCGGCGTTGTTCACCTCGTCGCACAGCCCCGCGGCGAGCGCTTCGTCGGCGGTGTACCAGGTCTCGGCCTTCATCGCCGCGCGCCACTGCTCGACGGTGCCGCCCGCCTGCTGGACGTAGATGTCGGCGATGTTGTTCGACTGCTTGTCGAGGAACTCGACGACCTTCGCGAACTCCTCGGCGTTGCCGTAGCAGATGGTCGAAGCGTCGTGGATCATCATGCTGGCGTTGCGCTGCATCACCACCGTGTCGCCGGCCATCGCGATGAACGACGCGGCCGACGCGGCGAGACCGTCCACACGGGCCTCAATGGTCGCGGGGTGGTCGCGCAGCGCGTGGTAGATCGCCAGCCCGTCGAAGACATCCCCGCCGGGGCTGTTGATGTGCAGAATGATGTTCGCGACGCGCAGGGCCATCAGGTCCCGCACGAAGTCCTGCGCCTCGACACCCCAGTAGCCGATCTCCTCGTACAGGTAGATCGCCGCGGTGTCGGGCAGGTCGACCAAGTCGGTGACCATCCGGTACCAGGTGCGGCCTTCGGCGATCTGCTGCGCCTGGTCGGCCGACACCCGCAGCGCCTGCATGCGCCGCTGCGTCCTGAGCCGGGAAGCCTTCGACATCACTTGCCTCCCTCAGTGGTTTCCGGGCGCCAGACGCCCACGAACGTGCCGCGGCAGCGCCAGCGGCCCAGGCAGTCGACGTAGCCGCCGGCCGGGTAGAGCGCGAACAGCGGCGCGAGGTCGTCGGTGTTGCAGATCCACCGGCCATGGACGGTGCGGCACGGCAGGCAGGTGTTGCTGTCCATCTGCTCGGACGCGTACAGGGCGCCGGTCGGGCCCGCGGCGAAGGTCTCGGCGCGGGCGAGGTTCTGCGCGTCGGTGAGCGCCCCGCCGAGCGCCTGGCGCGCGCCCGCGTCCGACAGTTCAGTGAGGAACTGGTCGACGTGGTCGCCGACGACGTCCGCGTCCGGGTCCGGTCCTGCGACGCGGGCGGCTTCCCGGCCGGCGGTGAGCGCGTAGCGGGCACCCTCGAAGTCGGCGACCTGCTTCGCGGCGGCTTCGAGGTCGGCGGCGGTCGGCCAGTGTGCCTCGAGGTCGACGCCCGCGGCGGCGGCTTCGTCGACGGCGTGCCCGGCCGCGGTCTCGGCGAACGCGGCCATCGCCGCGGACAGCGCGCTGGCGGCCGGCTCGGTGTCGACGGTGAGGGTGTTGAGGTCGCCGCGGTCGCCGTCGGCGCCGAGCGCGGCCTTGATCGCCTCGACGAGCTGGCGGATCCACTCGGCGACGACGCTGGCTGTCCAGGTCTCCAGGAGCACGCTGAGCGCGGCTTCCCAGGCGGCCTGGACCGGGCCGAGGTCGACGGCGTCGACGGCGTCCTCATCGGACTCCGGCCACTCCTCGTCGGCGTTGCGGACCGCGCGGCGGAACAGGCCGGCGAAGAGGTCGGCGTACTGGTTCTGCGGCGGGGTGGGGGCAGGTGGCTCCGGTTCGGGCGGTGTCGGGCCGTCCGGACCGGAGTCGTCTTGGGCCGGCGGCTGGGCCGGGGGCGCGGTGGGCTTCGTCCACACCAGACCTTCGGGCAGCTCGTAGGCCTCGGCCGCGGACTGGCCGTCGAAGCCGACGTTGACGAGCGCGGCGACCGCGGTGGCGCGGGAGTTGCGGTCGGCGTTCTCGGCTTCCTCGTCGGCGGGGACCGGGGAGTCGTAGTCGAACTCGTGGTCCGGCCCGGTCGGGTACATCGGCAGGAGGATTCCGTTGAGGGTGTCCCGCCACCGGTCGTCGCGCGGGACGGTGAGCCACTTCGCGAACACGGTTTCGCCGACGATGGAGCTGGCCCGGTTGGCGTCCTCGGTGATGCCGAGCATCGGCTTGGGGAACCCGAACGCCTCCATGACCGCGTCTCGGCTGGCGCCGCGCAGTTCGACGAACTGCATGTCTCGCATGGTGTATTTGCGGTCGACCCACTTCATGCCGGCTTCGAGGATGGCGACGCGGTGGGCGCGGGAGACGCCGCGGTGCTGCTCGTCCCAGCGGGCGGTGAGCTTGTCGAACTCGTCGTCGTCGAGCTCGTGCTCGACCTCGATGATGCCGCCTGGCTCGGCGGAGTCGCGGAAGAAGTTGGCGTTCCAGCGGGCCGCGTAGTCCGCCGAGACGACCTCGGTCAGCACCGACTGGACGGGGCCGAGCCCGCGGTAGGGGTCGAGCGGGTTCGGCATGCGGACGTGGATGACCTCGTCGGTCTCCAGCGGCACCTTCTCCCCGTCCGGGGAGGTGTAGATCCAGCCGGCCAGGTACTTCGTCGGGTGCGGGACCGGGTCGATGCGGTCGGGACGGATCGGCCAGAGCTCGAGCGGGAGGCCGCGGAGTGCGCGGTTGGTGTGGCGGGAGACGAGCAGGCAGGCTTCGCCGGCGAGGTCGAGGTGCTGCTGGAGGATCTCGAACAGCGCCATGCGGGACATGAACGGGTTCGGCTTGTTGATCAGGTCGAGGGCTGCGTGCGATGTGACTTCGACGCGGTCTTCGTCCTTGCCGGACTTGGCCTTGCGGTAGAGGTGCCACTCGGTTTTCGCGACCGCGGTGGAGGTGCGGTTGACGATGCCGTAGACGGTGCCGTTGGTCGCCATGGTGCCGAGCTGGGAGGCGGCGTCGCGGCGGGTGAAGAACCCGCCGACGGAGCGGGCGGCGGCGCGGGAGACGAGCGGGGCCGGGGAGTCGTTGCGGGGGCGCGGCGTGAGGGCGCCGAGCAGGCTAACCACGTCGGCCAGCCGGGGCGGCGGCGCGGCGCTGGAGGTCGGCGCGGAACTCGACGACGAGGCAGGACACGGCGACGGCGACCCAGCCGGCGATGGCTGACCAGCTGAACATGGCGATGCAGGCTGCGGTGCAGGCTGCGAGGACCCAGAACAGGGGCAGCACGTAGACCAGCGCGGGGCGGAGCAGTGCTCCCAGGCCGGTCAGCATGATCGCTGTATACCTGTCCAACTGCTCAGATGAACAGCTATGCATGACTCAGGGCGCGGTGGCGCGCCGAAATGCACACTCTCGTGTGCATGGCCCGCTACGGTGGAGCGCGCGTCGGAGCCTGGGCAGCCGGGTGACGGCCCGGGGAATGGCTGCGGGCTGATCGGCAGCAGATGTTCCTAGATCCTCCGGGCGGCTTCGACGCCCAGGACACAGCGAGAGGCCCCCGGAGCACGATGCTCGACGGGGGCCTCTCCGGCTGGCCGCCTCTCCCGTGTGGACGCCAACCGCTGCACGCCGATGCTACCGTGGACCCGCGCCGTAGAGCAGTTCGGCAGCTCGGCAGGCTCATAACCTGTAGGTCGTGGGTTCAAATCCCACCGGCGCGACTGTCGCGGGTTCGACTCCCGTCAGCCGTGAAGCGGCGCGCCGCCGATGGCTGTAGCTCAGGTGGTAGAGCAACCGTCCGCCCCGGCCTCGCGCCGGGGCGTTCGGCGTTTCAGCGCCTCCGGCCGCCGCCCATCACCCGGATGTTCGGCCGCGACCCCAGATCCCGCTGCGCCACGATGTACCGCATCGGGTCCATGCCGTGGTCGTTCTCCTTGACCGGCTCTTCCTTCGTCGTCTTGTCCGCCCACACGTAGCCGGCCAGCTCCTCGACCGTGCAGCACGGCAACTTCCGCCGCTGCAGCTCCGGATCCCGGGCCACGAGGGCGTCGCGCATGAAGAAGATCCGCGGCCGCCCGTCATCAGCCACCTTGAACCGGGCCTGCACGGCCTGGATGCCGGCCTTCTTCCGCTTGTCCGCGGCCACGTTCGACAGGCCCAGGTGCCGGGCGAAGGTCTCGCGATCCTCGGCGTCGTGGTCGCACACGATCGCCCGCGGCTTCTTGTCGCCCCACTCGCGCAGCCCGGCGCGCACATCGGCGCGGACATCCTTCGCCGTCAGCACGCTGCGGTCCGGCAGCTTCGCGCCGGCGACGGGCTTGGTCACCTCAAGCAGCACGTCGAGCGCGAAGTCCTCGACGAGCCGCTTCGTGCGGTACAGCTCCCGGTACAGGTAGAGGCGGCCGTCGCCGTCCTCGGCCCAGAACTGCACGACCATCGGGTTGGTGAACCCGAAGTCGACGCTCCACCACCGCGTCCAGCTGGCCGGCGGGTCGAAGTGGTCGATCAGGTGAGTCTTCGGCGAGTACTCCTCGTAGACGATGCCCTCGGCGGCCACCCACAGCCCGTGACGCAGGCGCTGTTTCCGGACGCCGGTGAGGCCGTCGAGGATCGCGATGTACGCCTCCCCCGCCGGTGTTTTCGTGCCGTCGCGGTTGAAGTAGACGGGGTTGTCCTCGTGCGTGCAGTGCAGCATGGTCGTCTTGCCGGTGGTGCAGCGGACGTTGAGCCAGTGGGTTTCGGCGTCCGGGTTGGTGTCGGCCATCAGCTGGTGGAAGGACAGGCGGCCGTTGCGGAGGCGGGTGAGGAGCTTCTCCCAGTCGTCCTCGCTGATCTCGATCGCCTCTTGCACGTAGATCACGTCGTACTCCGACGACATGATCTTCGTGGGGTTGTCCATGCCGCCGACGACGAGCGTGGACCCGTTGGCGTACTTGAACGCAGCGGCTTCCTTGGCGGAGCCGCCGAAGAACTTCACCACGCCGGCGGCGAGCGCTTCGGTGGCGACGTGCTCCTGGAACGTCACCAGCCCGGTCGACGTGAGCGAGACGAGGGTCTTCCGCAGGATGAGGCCGCGCATGCCCGGGTTCAGCAGCGCCATCAGGTGCAGCTTCTCCAGGCACGCCCTCGACTTGCCCGTGCCGGCGGGACCGGACATGAGAACCTCGGTGTCGCGGCAGTGCAGCAGCTCCCGCGCGGTCCCCCACGGTTCGTAGGTGTGCTCGACGACCGCGGCGGTCATGACCGGGACGCCTGAGCGGGCCAGGCGTAGTACGGGCTGACCCCGCACTCCAGCTGCCCACGGCTGATCAGCCGCTCTACCTTGCGGAGCGCGACCTTCTCCGGAGCGCCCTCAGCTACGAGCGCGGCGACGACGCCCGGGCCGCCGTCTTGCCACGCGCGCGCCAGCTCGACTACGTGGCCGGCGTCGATGTCGGCGCATTTCGCCGGGCGCGCGGTCACTTCGGCACCTGCTCGTCGAGGAGGTCCCAGGTGCGGCATGGCCAGCTGGCCATGAAGTCGCCGCTCTCGCACTCCTGGCAGTCCCGGCTGCCGTCCGGCGCGTGCAGGTTGGCGACCGCGGCGACCACTCCCCCGGCGGCGAGCAGCTGCGCGTGCCGCGTGTCCTCGCGCGCCTCCCGGGCCTCGCGCTCGGCGCGCCACCGGATGACGTCCTCTTCGGACGGCGGCGCCACGCCGAGGAGCTGCTCGGAGACTGGCACGTAGGCGGCCAGCTTCACGACCTGCATCCGGAGGTCGGCGGGGACCAGGAAGTCGCTCATGCGTCCAGTGTGCGTCACGGCGGTCAGATCCGGAGCAGACACTCGGTCGCGTAGCCGACGACGAACCCCATCTGGATCGCGAGCTCCGACGCCTCGAGGTAGCTGCCGGCGGCGACCTTGACGTGGACGTAGTGGTCGACGAGCACGCCGCGGTGCAGCAGCTGGTGCGTCGTCACGCCGACGTCGAACTCCCACACGGTCACGATCACACCGCTCGGTCAGGTTCGTCGGTCCACTTCGCCAGCGTGTCGCGGACCGTGCGCTCGACCCGCTCGGCGACCGGCTCCCCCGCCAGTTCCTGGCAGACGTCGAGCACCGCGCGCAGTGTGGCGAACGCGGTCGGCGCTTGCTGGATGGTCGTCTCCTCGTCACCCTGCCACGGCACCGCGGGCGCGCTCGCGTACGCGGCGAGGAGGTCCCGCGCGGTCTGCTCGCTCACGACGCGGGCAGCTTCTGGGCGCTGATGATCGCCACGCAGCCTGAGCAGAGGATCCCGCCCGCTCCGGCCGGGGCCGCGTCGCACTTCGAGCACATCGGGCCAGTGGTGGGTTCGTCGCTCATGGACGCCAGCTTTCGTCGTAGTCGGGGTGTTCAGCGAACCGGGCCGCGGCCTGGCGGATCGGCTGGCACGGGTAGGGGCCGGGGCAGTCGCTGACGCACCGGTAGGTGCCGGTCGCCTGGTCGAGGACGCCGTAGTGGTCGAGGACCGCGATCTCCTCCAGCTTCTCGGCCTCGGCGCGGCCGACCTCGCGGGCGCGCGCGAGGAGGAACCCGACGATCGGGTGCCCCTGCGGCAGACCCGTCGTCACGGCGTCCACCGGCCCTCGTACTCCTGTCGGAACCGGGGCGACTCGGCCAGCACCTCGCGGGCGATGCGGTCCACCTCGGACCACTCGCCCGGCGTCACGCCGCCGTGGCCGTGCACGCAGTCGACGTCCTGGCAGGCGTGGTCGTCTTTGCTGGGCGCGTAAAGCAGCGGCGTGCCGTGGACAGGGCAGACGCAGCGGTCGTCGCACTCGTGGTCGCCGCTCATGACTGCTGCCCCGGAGACCTGTCGGGTGCAGTCCGGCGCGCCCAGTAGTCAGCCTCGTCTCGCAGGTCCTGCAGCGTGCCCATCAGCGTCGCCATGGGCGGCATGTGCGGTGGCGGCGTGCTGATGTGGGCGGTGGAGTGGACCTCGTCGCCGCGGAGGTACTCGGCGTCCCAGCGGTTGAGGCTGAGCTGCCGCGCCCGGACCGAGAACCTGTACGGGTCGTCCGGGTCCTGCAGCGTCAGCTGCCATCGCTCGTCGGTCACGGCTTCCAGTCCTCGCGGTAGTCGGAGTGTCCGGCGTACGGCAGGGCGAGCAGGCTCAGCAGTTGCTCGTGCAGGTCGCTGGTGCAGCCCCACTCGCTTTCGATGCTCCGGTCCGCCGAGATCACGCCGTTGTCTTCGTCGAGCACGAGGTCGATGGTCCGCCGCTTCGCCGCGATGTCGGCCAGCTCCTGGTCACGGTCGAACACGACCTGCACCGAGTCCGGCTCGACAACACGACCGTCGCACACCCAGACGTCACCGTTCGACGATGCCGCCGAGGTGTAGCGCATCGACCCGTCGGCGTGCCGGAAGGTCGCCCACGCCAGCCTCGCCGGGCTGACCGTGAGGAGCATGAGCTTCCGCTCGTCGTACCGGGCCCGCAGGAACTCTGCGATGCCGTCCATCACGGCTTCCACGCAGCGTCGTAGTCGGGGTGTCCTTCGTAGACGGTGGCGAGCTGCTTGATCACGGTGCGCAGGATCGTTGCTTCGTAGTCCGCGCGCTCCCACGTCGCCAGGTCACGCGGAGACTTGCCCTCCGCGGGCGCCGCTCGGAACTTCGCCGAGAGCTCGTCTCGCACGCGCATCGTCGTGGCGTAGTCGTCGAGGATCGCCTTCTTCGCCGCCACGTCAGCCAAGATCTCCCGCCGAGACGGGACCAGGCCACTGCGGCGGAGGGCGCGCTCCACTTCGCGGCCGACCAGCATGTCGATGCTGGGGCTGGCGGCGTCATGCTCGGCAATCACAGCGGCAATGGCGTCGTCCGGCGCGGCCGCTGCGGCGCGCTCGTCGAGCCGGGCCCAGTAGAACGCGATCAGCGGGTCGGAGATCGGCTCCAGGTAGACGACGTCCCGAGTCGGGAACGGGACTCCCTCCGAGGCGATCCGCGCGATCTTCTCGATCTCCTCGTCGGTGAAGCCCCGCGCGCGCAACTCTTCCGGCGTCTCGCGGTGGTCAGGCATCGGGGGTCTCCTTGCGGGAGGCGGGTTCGGGCAGCTGGGCGTCAGGCTCGCCGGTGTACCAGCGCAGGAACGCGAGTACGGCCTTGCTGCGGTCCGTGCCGCTGGCGGTGGCGACGGCGCCGGCGTTCTTCCAGACGTGCTCGGGGACCCAGACGCGGGCCATGACGAGGCCGTCTGCGCGTTTGTTCGGCATGCCCGACCCTACCACGGTGTGGCAACACCCGAATGGAGTACTTGACCGGTGTAGCTACACCCATGCTAGGGTGTGGCTACACCAAGAACGAGCCACGGAGGACACCATGGACCTGATCACCGCCGCCCGCCAGGACCTCGCCG